CGCTGCGGTCCTTGATGATGGTCTCCATGCCCGCGCCTTCGGGGTCGATGACCGCGAAAGCGTCCTTGCCGAAGAACATGGTCAGGTACACCGCCACTTCGCCCTGCTTGACGATGGGAGCCAGGTTGCTCTCCACGAAGCGCACGCCGTGCAGCTCACCGATCTCGCCGTTGAAGATCTCCGCAGAGGCGTCGTACTGATGGGCCTCGATCCAGCCCTTGGAGTTGCGCAGATCCTCGGCAACGGAGGGATGGATAACAGCCAGGTACTTGCCGCCGGAGAAGGTGGGGGCGTTGTTCTTCTTCAGGATGGTCACAGCCTTGTTGACCATGCGGGGGGTCAGGTAGGCCACATTGGCAGTCGCAGCGGCCAGCTGGGTACGGGTCGCGGGAGTGCTGACGTAGTTGCCCTCGGCGTCCAGCACATCAGCGAACAGCACGCTCGCGTTTGTCATCAGGATGCTGCGGATCAGCTTCTCGTAGGTCAGACCCGCGCTGTATCCGACTTCCTCGGTCGCATGCAGGATGATGTTGTCGATGGCGTGCATATCCAGCACGTCGGAGATGGACACGAACAGGCCCCACTGGTCAATGGGCACATTGACGCTGGTGGTGGTCAGCTTCTTGCCCTCAGGGATGACGCCTTCCTGCAGCTTGTCAGCCTGGGGCAGGGTGTCGAACTTGCGCCACTCAACGCTCTTGCCGTGGTTCGCGGGCAGGCTCTGCTTGCTGCCCAGCTGGCCGAAGATCATCTTCTCACGGCTGTTCTCCAGAACTTCCGTGTTGTAGAAGATCTTCATTTCCGCGCTCATCGCGGTGGTGTTGTTTGTCACTCCAGTGTAGGAGTTGACAGTACCGGTGGTCACGTTGGTCACAGTGCCCGCCTCAGCGAACATCTGCAGGTTGAAAAGATAGAACTTCTTCATGGCTTTGCTCCTTTCGCATTCCGGCCCTCGTCAGAACATGTTCTGCCGTGGGCTTCGCAGGGCGATGTGCAAGCAATCGCTCCTGCTCGTCGGGCTTTGCCCGACCTCCAACTGGCCGGCGCGCGAGGAGGCTTGTCAGAGGATGATTCTCTCGCCCATTCGCGCGCGGCGTTTCGCTTCCTCACGGTCCGCCTTGGACCACATGGAAGGATCGTCTCGGATCTCCAGCGGCGAGGAGACATGCTGCGTTCCGTTTTCGGTGGGGCGCTGGATGCCGCTTTGCACACTCTGGCTCAGCTTCTGCTGGGCCTTCTGTGCCGCGACTTGCATCTGCGCCGCCTCGATCTCGGAACGGTGGATCAGGTAGTACGCGTCCTTGACGCTCACGCCTACCTCCGGGGAGGTCAGGCGCTGAAACCGCGGATTTTGCAGCTCTGCTCTCAGGTCTGCATTGGGAAACAGGGGTTTGATGTCGCGCTCAAAGGCTGTCACCATCCCTTGCACATGCTCCTGGAACTTCTGCTGCTGCAGCGTCTGTGCATCTCTCGCGTCCCTGGCTGCTTTGTCTGCCTCGAGCGCTTTGAGCTGCTTGTAAGCCGCGGTGGGCACGCCTGCCTTGGCGGCGTCCTCCTCGTACAGCGAATCGTCATCCGTGTACGCGGCGATGATGCCGTCAATGTCGCTGGCTTCCTTGCCGTACTTCTTCCCCAGTCCTTCAAAAACCGGGGCCAGCTTGCCAAGGGTTTCCTCCGCTTGCTTCGAGTTCCGCAGGCGCTCCTGTACGATGGCGGACGTGTCGGCATTGAAGCGGTCTTTGTACTTCTCCTTCACGGCCTTCCACTCTGCGTCAGGATCGCTTGTGGCCTCCTGTGCCGGCGCGCTCGGCTGTTCCTGGGCTGCAGGTGCTTCCGGCTGCTTGCCGTACTGCACGTTTGCCAGAGGATTTGTCCTGCGCTGCCGTCTGTTCGGATTCGTCGGAACGGCGGCTTCCGATGTTACGCCCGCGCCCGATCCTGCTCCGCCCTCTCCTCCGGCCGCGCCAGCTCCTGCGCCTCCGTCATCAAAGAGCGTCAGATCGAACTTCCTCATCACTTTTTCCTGCATGTGTATCTCCTTTCTCGCTGTATCGTCGCGGCGCCGCGGGGTGCAAGAATCCCCGATTACATCGCTATCGTAGCAATAAAAAAAGCGGAATGAGAGTCTTTTTCCCATCCCGCTTGTCGATCAATTTTCCACAGCCATTCTGATGCTCTGTGGATATTGCTGTCCCAGGGCATACAGCCCATCCACCGCCATCTGGAACCGCGCCGCGATCTCGCACCACAGCTCCAGGCAGTCCGTCACCGTCACCACCGCATGCCCGTGGCCGGTGTGGTATACGGTGTTCACATCCTCCACGTTTGCACAGCTGGTCGCCAGCGTGCACATGATCGTGGATACCGCGCAGCACACAAGGTCATGGTCTTCCTCGTTGCGCTGTGCATGAGCATGGCCATCAGCCGATATGGAGAAGGTCAGGTCACGCCCCAGTTCTGCATGTATCACGATCATTGCGGCCTTGTCGCCTCCTCGCTCTGCGCCTCTGCCTTCTTCACGAAGGGGTGCTTCTCTTCTTCCAGATTCCCGCTGGTCGCCTCGCTCTTCGGCATCTCAAAGTCGCCGCTTTGCATCGGCTGCATGCCGGCAGTTCCTCCACCGCCTGCGGCTGTCATGGCGATCTGCTGGATCATCGCCGCGCTCTGCTCATCGCCCAGCTGCATGGCCATCTGCGCCGCAATCTGGCCGATCTGCTGAAGCGCCATCGCCATCGTGCCCATCTGCCGCACCTTCTGAAGCAGCTCTTCCTTGCCCTTGAAGTCCATCATCTCCAGCAGCAGCGCCGTCTGGTCCGCCAGTTGCGGGTTGAATACGCCCAGCTGGAAAAGCTGGATTCCCAGCTCGTTCTGCGCTGCCTTGGTGTATGCCGTCTCCCGCTGTGCGCGCACGTCGATATCAAACGCCGGCAGACGGTATCCCATGTCCACGCCTCCGTCGAATCCCTGATGCTGGGGAATAAGGCCAGCGTTGGTGTAGCCCTCGACGTACATCTCCCCGCCGTCCGGCCCCAGGATGCGGAACTGCCGCGGCATGTCGTAGAATTGCCGGATGCGCTCGATCACCATCGTCACGATCTGCGAATACGCCCGGTACGCCGCCTTGTTGGAGTCCTTGCTGGATCGGCCCGCGTCCTCCTTCAGCGCCGCAATGGCACTCGCCGCCGTCACGCCGCTGGGGGTGCCTCCGTTGTTCACGTCCGCGTTCCCCGTCACAAATTTCAGCTCGTCAACCTTCATCGCCAGCACGTCGATCACGTTGCCCGGCAGCGCAGGATTCACCACGGGGATCAGGTTCTCCGCGTTCAGGTTACCCTTGTAGTGAATAAAGGGCTTGGTGGTGTCCGCCGCTTCCTCCTCGTTGATGCCGCCGTCCTGACGCACAAACCATCTCGGCGTTGCGTTTACCGTCGCGTTGCTCACCACCGCCTGACTGATGCGGTCGATGTCCGTCTGGGTGTCCTTGCCCACATGGATGTATCCGAATCCGCAGGGGGATCCCTCCACCGGGAACAGAGGATCCAGCACGAAGGGATATAGACCATCATCGTACAGGCCGCGCTGCTGGCACTCCGGGTCATCCATCGTCGCATAAAGAACGTGTTCTCCCACGTATTTCACATAGTGCAGGATCTTCCGGTTCTCGTTGTAGGTGTGGTAGTACCAGTCCACCACCAGGCTCTTGTCCGTCGTGCTGATGCTGTCATCATAGCGGTATTTGCTCACCGTGGAAGGGGAGGACAGCGTCTTCCCCTCCAACTGCGGGTACATCTGCACCAGCTGCTCATTATCCACCAGCGCGATGTGGAAGATGTTTTTTGAGTCCTGGATGTCGCTCACGCCAGGCTCCCAGAACAAGTTGAGGATGCTCACCTTGCGGATGCTGATGTCCCCCAGGCCGTTCAGCTTCTTTTTGTCCCAGTAGATGCCATACGCGCCCGTGCCCTCCAGCATCTTCTGCCACGCACAGTCGCTGTACACCTGCTCGAATCCGTTGATCTTCATCACCACCGGCACAATGGCGTTGAGCTTGGCGGCTTCCAGCTTGTCATCCTTCATCCGGGGCAGGATCGCCGGTTCGGGGTAGGAATCCATCGCGTCCGCGTGTTTGCCCACGATGCAGTTCCACAGCCATGCCGTGCTGGATTTGCTGCTGCTGGAGCCTCGGATGCCCTTCTTCTCGGTGATCTGCTCCCAGTTCTTCAGCTTCCACCACTCCTGCGCCTCGATGATCCTGCGCTCCAGGCTGGACTTTCCCTGGCGGTAGCGGTGCATGGTGTTCGTCGCCTTTTTCAGCATCTCCACCGTGATCCGGCTGCCCGCAGGGCGATATACGGTTCCGCTTTCCTCCAGTCCCGCACGCTCCTGCATGCCGGGGGTCTGTACAGGCGTCATGCCCGCCTGCTGGTTTTGCGCTGTCAGCGCCGCCAGCACTTCAGGGGTGGGCAGCTGCGCCTCACGGTTCACATCCTCCATCCCGCGCTGGCTCGGCGCCAGGTTCCCCGTCTGCTGGTCCTGCTGCTGGCTCTTGCCCAGCTTTGTCTCCTGCTCTGTTTTCTTGATGGCCATTTGTTATCTCCTCCTGTCAGTAGTTCGTGAACATGTCCAGCGGGTCGCTCATAACCGCCGGCGAGTCCTTCGCCTCCATCGGGCTGATCGGCCGCGACATGCAGAAATAGCGGAATTCGTCCGCGATGTGGTCCTCACCCTCGGTGTCGATGTCCTCCACCTTGTGATCGTCGTATTGCAGCGATGGCAGCGTGCGGATGAAGTCCCTGCAGCTGTCCAGCACATACATGCGCGGGTATCCGTCCTCGTCAAACTGCATCCGGTAGTGGCATTGCATCCATCCGGGGATTCGCTTGTGGTCTCCCGGCGTGAAGGAGATGTGATGCTTGTACGCCATCTCCGCCACGCTCACGCCCATCTCCGCGTCCCAGATCGCCGGATCTGCAACGCCGCTGATGTCCCTGTTCTTCAATAGCGGGTGATTGTTCTCAAATTCCCGGATCTCCGCAAACACCTTGTCAGGGCTCCACTTCAAGCCCTCGTTCGCGATGGATTCTCCTGTCCTCGTGTCCCGCTGGCATCCGTAATACTCCGCGATGCGGTATATCACGCCGTCATAGTCCACCGCCCAGTAACCCATGGAGAACGGCCTGCGGAATCCCCAGTCGAAGGAACGGTACACCTCCCACGTCTTGGGCAGCTTGAATCCCTCCGCCTTGATGACGTGCGTCCAGCGCCGGTCCTCATTCTCCGGGGCGTTGATGAACTCTTCAAAGAACGCGCCCTCAAAGATGTCCCAGCTGCCGTCTCTCCATGCCTTTCTCAGCTTCGGCGGCAGATTGTCCAGCTGCGCCAGGTAGTCAGGCTGCGCGCGCATCAAAGCCTTGTTGTCCGTGGCCTTTGCCTGGATAAACTCGTATTCGTCCGGGTTCTCGTTGCCCATGAACCGCCGGTCGATGAACAGCCGTTTGAAATAGTTGTGGCTCGGTCCTCCGGGGTTCATCGTGTAGAAGATCTGCTTGGGGAAGTTGTTCACGCCGCGCAGACAGGCCGTGATCTTCATGATCCATTCCTCCTGCAGCTGCGTCGCCTCGTCCACGAAGATCACGTCGTACTCGACGCCCTGGTACTGCATCAGGTCGTTGTCGTTGTTGCAGTAGCCGAATTTGATCGTGGAGCCGTTGGGGAAGTAGAATCGTTTTTCGGTCTTGTTGTACCTCGCCAGCTTGGCAAGGCTCTCCCGCAACGGGATGATGTGGTTGTTCTCCAGTTCTGCATAGGTCCGGCGGACGATCAGGATCTTGATGCCCGGATACTGCAATGACAGCAGCGTCGCCTTCGTGCGGACAGACCAGCTCTTGCCTCCACCGCGCGCGCCTCCGTATCCGACGTACTTCTTTGTCGAATACAGGAACCGGTATTGCATGATGGATACTGCAAGGTTCAGGACGATCTCGTCAGCCTTGGGCTGTTTCAGCATTCGCGGCATCTTCGCCCTCCACCGTGATCGTTACCTTCACCTCTGCCGTCTGGTTATCCGCGGCTGCCTTGCCCTCTTCAAACCGCTGCTTCCGCTGGTCAAGCGCAAGCCGCTGGCGGGCGATCTTCTGTGCTGCCTCCTGTGCCGGCGTCTGGATCCCGTACAGCTTCATCAGCGTCTCCGTGTTCGATTGGATGGCGCTGGCTGTTGCGCTCAGCCCCTTAAGGCTTTTCAGGCGCTTCTCCTTTGGCTCCAGGGACAGCTCATCCACCGTCTTCTCCAGCAGGATTGCCAGCTTCCCCGCCGCGCTGGATATGACCTCCAACTCGCGCGCACGCACGCGCGCGCACCGCGCAACGTACTTTTCTTCCGTTTTCTGCCGGATTTTATCAAGGGTCTTTTTCCAGCCTTCAGATGAAACTTTTTTGTAAATCTGGTTCGCGCTCTTGGGGTATTTTTCGCTCAGTTCTTTGACCGTGTATTCCCCCGTCAGATAGTCCGCTTTGATCGCGTCCCATATTTCCTGCTCTGTCATGTCCTGTGGCGCCTCCTTCCCGCCGTTTTTCACCTCCACCATACAAAATCAAAAGCTGGAATGAGAGTCTTTCAAAACGCAAAAAGCCGGAGAGCATCTGCTCCCCGGCTTCTATCACTCCGTGTCATACTTCTCACGCATCAGCATGCGGTAGAATTCGCACTTCTTGTATTCTTTTTCGCAATAGGTCGACTGGAAAAAGGCTTTGAGTTTTTCGTTTCGGAATATCACTGCTGTGGTCGCTCCGTCCATCACGCCCTCGCATCGGATCTCCGTGGAGTCGTGACGCCGGAAGAATGGGCATTGGATGTCCCTTGTCCCCTTGGTGCTTGATAGTGATAGCTGCTGTTTTTTACCCCCTTGCTTTGCCGTATTTCCTCGCCCCTTTCTCCAGTCTTTTGCGATTACTTGTCAGTTTTCATGGCGTTCCTGTTTGCCTTTGCAATCATGAAGAACGTATCATGGCACAGATCCCTGATGTCATCCATCGTGAGCCTTGCATCCTGCTCATCGTTGATCAGCACCTTCCAGCCGATCGTCATTGCCGGCGGATCATATCTGTCCGGCTGCTTGTAGCCAAGTTCTCTTTCCCTCGCATTTTCGCACCTGGGGAGCGTCACGATCATGCTGACCTCGTGGATGTCCTTGCCAGCCCGCTTGCAGAATTCCTTGGCCTGTTCCCATGCATAGGCATAGTGTTCTTCGATGATTTCGATCGCAGCTGCCTCGTTGATCACCACGAAGTTTCCGTATCCGTAGATGTTCCTGTTGTTGATGTTACCGTCTTCCACATAGTTTGCCATATTTATTCTCCTTTCACGCGCCAGCCGCCTCACTCTGCAGCCGCGCTCTTTCTGTCAGGCTCATTTTCTTCCCGCCAGGCTTCCCCCGGTAGCAATCCCATGAGCAGTAGTCGTGCTTGTGCCCATTGATGATCCTTGTGTACTTCCAGTCCTTGCTGGTCCGTACAAATCGCTTTTTGCACTGCCGGCATTTGCACTCGGTCATCATGTGCTTCAGGTTTGTGATGTCCTGCTTGGACAGTTTCATCCGGCCAGCCGGTGCTTCCTTCGGCTCCTGCTCCGGCTCAGGTGCCTCCTGCCTGGGTTGTTTTTCAGGTTTCGCCCGTAAACACCCGCAGCTTTTGACGGTCTCCTGCGTGATGTACTGCCTCGGCAGCACCTTCTCCTTACCGCACGCACACCGGCATAGCCACCACGTCCCGCGAAACTTCAGGTTGTTCCCCTCCGGCTTATCGGCCTGGGCGATGACTTCCATCTTCGCCCACTTGTGTCCTACCAGGTCATTGCCCAGCAGCCAGCTCCCTCGCTTTTGCGGTTCACTGGTCTTCCTTGTTTCCAAATTCCAGACATCCCTTCTCCTGATACCAGGCCATGATCATCTTCTCCTCATGTTTCCGGTCCTCGCGGCACACCTCGCGCATCGTCATGTCGTATGTGTGCCCCTCCACCGCCAGGATCGCGCTCATAGCAACCCCCAGATTCGTGACGTACCGCGTCAGCAGGTACTGCTGCAGGTTTGCTCCGTCACGCCTCTCCGATACCGTGTACATCCTCGCCACCCGCGGCCGCTTGTCCCCTCGTTGCTGATGGAACATCTTCCCCGCGATCAGGTACGATGGATGCATGATGTCTGTCTGTTTGATTCGGGTCATGCTTCTTCTCCTCCGTTCAGCCACTTCCGCACCCGCCAGCACACCAGGTATGCGTTGTGATGTGCGTCCCAGCAGATGCAGAAGATCTGTTCCGCGCTCGTCAGCGTCGGATGGTCCTCCGATTCGATCAGGTCATTCGCCCCTTCTGGCGTGTTTGCCCAGTCGTACTCCACGATGTATTTGTACTGTCCCATGTGCCCTCATTTCTGCGGACAGTATCCCGTCCGCCTCTTTGCTCCATCGCAGTGTGCGCCCATCGCTTCCTGCTCCACCGCCCTCAGTTCCCGTTCCCATACCACCCGCCGCTGGTAGTCCTTGTACGTCTTGCAGCTGGTGTGGCACGTCGGGCTTCTGTCTGGACAGTCGCGCTTACATGGTGTTGCCGACATCAGGTGCCTCCTTCTTCCCGTTCAGAAATTCGTCCAGCTCCTTTGAACAGTCCCGGCATAAGTCGATGTCGATCACAGAATTCAGTCTTTTTGACTATCATGCCCATCACACTCCACCTCCTTCGCATCCATCTTCGCGCCGCAGTTCGGGCAGTAGTAGCACTCTGTCCGATATCCCCAGTACGCTTTCCCACAAGCGGTGCATCGTGTCTGCGGGAATCGTATGCCGGCGATGATCTCCGTCGCATCCTCCCACCGCCCATGCACTATCGGTGCAGCGTCAACAGTAGGGAAGTTGTCCAGCTTGTCTCGTAACGATCTGATTGCGGATTCCGCGCCATCCATCGCGAATACCATCAACCCGGCTCCTGGCTCATTTCTGGTCTTTTCTGTCAACTTCATGAATTCATCCAGGCACATCCGCAAAAGCTCTTTGCTTATCAGACCATCAGCCATCCGCCTCCACCTCCTTCGCATCCATCTTCGCGCCGCAGCTTGGGCAATACGGCGAATACCACATCGCACGGTATGCCCCTATCTGGATGTATTTGCATACGGAGCACACAGCATCACGCCCTTGTGTTTCCCACCGCCCATGCACCACATCCATCACCGGAAACCCCTCCAGCTTTGAAATCGCCATGTTCAGCACGGCGATTGCGGTCGGCTCCATGCCATCTCGCATTTCAAGCAGCTTTCTGCGCACCAGTTCAATGCTGACTGGATAATCAGCCATCAGCCTCCACCTCCTTTTCAAGCAAATCTTTTATCAGTTCCCTGTACCTTTCAGGGAATTCGTCCGGGTAAAACCATCCCAAATCCATACTCACGCCGGAGTCGTAAAACCCCAGCCGGTCCCACTTCTCCAGCAGGTAGTGGCATCTCTTGACGGGGATGAATTCGCACACCACGCGGATGATGTCTCTGAAGTTGATGTACCGCTTCTTGTCGCTCCACCAGCGATAACATGTCCGGAAGAATTTCTTCTCGTCATCCTTCATATTTTCACTCCCTCCTGCACATCACCGCGTACACATACGCACCGGTGACCCACTCTGATGTCCTGACCTGCATCTCCAGCACTTCGTATCCCGGATAGCAAGCCTCCATGTGCAGCCTCGCCAGGTCGGGATCGCGCTTGATCTCCTGCGCGATCTTCTCCACCCTGCGCCTGCTGATCTTCTTGTCCGCCTCCGTCGGCTGCGGTATTTTGAGGCCCTTCGATGCAGCCCAGCGGTGACGGCTTCTGAATTCCTCCGCGTTCCCTCCGGCGCATACCTGCTTGGCGATGTACCGCGCGTACCCCGTCAGGCCCTCGCGCTCGTCCCAGCCGATCCGGATGTTGCCGTGCCCGTGCTTCTGACGCCACAGCGCCTCCACCTCGTCACGGTCCAGCTGAACCGCCAGCACCATGTGGTGATGGTAGTCCTTGCCTCGTGTCTTTTCCAGCGTCTCTGTGACGTACACATACTTCGGATCCGGCACGCCGCGCTTGGCGCACAGCCGCCGCAATCGGGCGATGAAATTCTTTACGTCCTTCTGAGCTTCTTTCAGGTCCTTCGGACGTTTCCGCGGGGAGTACGTCAACGTCGGAAGCATGTCACCCGCGCCGAAGTTGGCGTTGATGATCTGCACCAGCTTCTGCTCCGCCTTCCTCGCGTTGAGCCGCGCCTGCGCCGCCGATGTTCCCTTGCGTTCCCGCGCCTTGGCCAGCTGCGCCTCCGCCTCCCGGCGTGTCGCCGTGTCCCATATCGGGTAGGAGGAGCAGTACAGCAGCTTCCCAGCCTTGATCGTCCTCGTCCGCTGGATCTCCACGCCCCTCTGCCAGCCGGGCCTGATCTCCCTGTCCGGGCTGATCTCCATCAGCAGGCGGATGTCGCTTTCCCGCATTGGTGCTCCTCCTTTCGTTCAGTTAGTCCTTCTGTACGCCGCGCCACTCAAAATCTCGTCCTGGAATGTTACAATGAGAACATATATAGTCATCATTCTTGTTTTTGCAAATACGGCAAGGCCTTGCGATGTTTATGTCTGCCACCGCCGCATCCCGTTCCTTTTCAAGACGGCTCACGGCAACAGACAGGATTTCAGCGTTTTCCATGGCCCTCTTTTTGTCTGCTTCAATCTGCTGGATGTAGGCGAGGGCATCAGCGTGCAGAAATTCCAGATCATGCAAGGCAAGCGATGTCAGGCGCGGCTCAATATCGGCAATGTGATAATGGACATGAATCGGATCAGCCAGCCCCTTCTTGATCTCGTCAGCAGATTTCATCGTTATCCCCCTCAACCGTAATTCCCAACGGCAACCATTGCCATGCAACAATGTGCTTTCTTCCGATCCCTGCAAAGTCGTTTCTTTGCTCGTACCATTTCGCCGTGCAAACCTTGCCGCTTGCTGTGCAAACGATGTAACTGCCAGTGTACGGAGGCAGGTCATACGGCAGGATGTGCCAGATGGGCTGTTCTCTTTCAAGCTGCTGGATTCTCGCATCCTTTTCGGCGTTCTCAGCCTGTAGCTGCCGGATGAGGGCGAGGGCATCCTCTTCAATCGCATAAAGATCTTCCATACATGTCCCATCACCATAAGGGCATCTAACGCATTTTGTACGTTCCCCATCGTTGATGCAGCACTCCAGCCCCTTCTTGATCTCGTCAGGCGTCTTCATGTCCTTTGCAGTACCCCTTCTCGTCGTAGTTGTCGCACTCTTCTGCCGGGATGACTACCATTCCGGCTTCCTTTGCCGCTTTCAGCATCTTCTTGACTTGCCCGGCGGTCCTCAGCGATTCTCCATCAACCCGACAGCACGGTGCAAGTTTTTTCAGCTTGTAATCAGATTGATTCAGCAATCCGTCTATGCTAAACCCGATGTGTCTGATTCCCATGTAGTCTCCTCTCACCGCCTCCTGGGAGGTGGCTCCGTTTCACTCCGCCCCCTCCCGCCGGCGGGGGCGCCCACCCCCTTCTGCTGGGTGTCAACCACCGACCACAGAACATGACAGGATGTTTGATTTTTTACTACCACATTCGAGCCGGATAAGAGGCATTTCAGCCCCTCAAATCATCGGTTCTTCAAAGCCTTCGGAGCTGCTTTTCACAGCCCCGAAGGCGTCGGTCCGATTGGTTATTTCAACATTTTCAGCAGAGGTCCCATCATCTTCTCCTGAAGATCCTCTGTCACGGCTTTCCCTGATTCGATCTTCATCTGATGGATTTCCTTCACAGCTTCAACAGCCTTGGCAAACTGTTCCTTTACTTCCTCGCAGTCTCCCTGGACTTCCA